AGCGGAGTGTTTAAAGGTTTTAGTATTGAAGGAATATTTCAGTATGAAACAACTGATAAAAAAATTAATCCAGAAGATCAATTAATGAATGAGATAATTAAAATTCTAAATAAAATTGAACACTAATTAATAATTTAATATTTACAATTATGACAACTAAAGAAGCATTAAAAGAAATTAAAAACTTGTTTTCTAAATTCAATCAAGAAAATTTTGAATTAGTTGAGGGAAAACTTGTTGATGGAACTATTGTTTATTATGACTTAAGCACAAAAGAAATTTATGTTGCTGGTCCTGATGGTGAGAAAGTTCCTGCGCCAGTAGGCGAACACGAATTAGAAACAGGCGAAATAGTAATTGTTGTTGAAGAGGGTAAAATTTCAGAAGTTAAAAAGAAAGAAGATGAGCCAACCGTTGAAGTTGAGGTTGAAGCATCAACAGAAGAAGAAGATTTAAAAGATAAAGTTGATGAAGATAAAGAGCAAATGAAGAATGACATTGAAGAGATGAAGAAGAAATATGAAGAGATGAAAAAGAAAGTGGAAGAGATGTCAGCGAACTTTGAAACTCTTTTGAAAGCACAAAAAATGTCTACTGATATTATTGAAGTTCTTGCAAAAGAACCATCAGCAGAACCAATACAAAAACCTAATACTTTTCATAAGCAATTAAAAACTGATAAAGAAAATAAATTAAACGCTTTGCAAAAAGTTTTTGAACAGAGAAAACAAAATTTTTCAAAATAATAAAACAAAAAAAAGATGGCACTTGATTTAACTGCACTCACGAATTATGTAAAAGAAAATGAAGCGCAACTAACAGCCGCTGCAATTTTCAAACCTAAAACCGCTACACTCATTGAGCAATTTGGTAATGTTCAAGTTGGTGTAAAATCATCAGAAAAAATAAACATCATAACAACTGATGCTGTATTTCAAGCAGGCGGTTCTTGTGGGTTTACTTCAAGCGGAACAACAACTTTCACTCAAAGAGATTTGACTATTGGAAAAATCAAAGTGATGGAAAGTATTTGTCCAAAAACTTTTGAAAGTAAATACACCCAAAAAGCGTTGCGTCAGGGTAGCACTTATGATTACATGGCATACGCAACAGAATTTTCAAATCAAAAAGTTGCGAAGATTGGAGCCGCTCTTGAAACTGCTATTTGGCAAGGTGATACTGCTTCCGTAAATGCTCAACTAAATAAATTTAATGGTCTTATTAAACTTGTTGACACATTAGGTTTTGGCGGTGCAGGAGATCCAATCAATGGTAACCCAACTGGTATAACAACAGCAACTGGAATTACTATTGCAAACGTAATGGGAATTGTTGATGGTATTTTCAATCTTATTCCTGCTGCTCTTTTGGATAAAGAAGATAATGTAATTTTCTGTGGTAACGATACATTCAGAGAATATGTTATTGCATTAAGAAACGCTAACTATTTCCATCATCCAGTTAATGCGGCTGATATGGAATTGGTTGTTCCTGGAACAAATGTTAAACTCATTGGAGTTAATGGTTTGAACGGAACAAGTGTTTTATATGCTACTCACATGCAGAACATGTATATCGGAACTGACTTGTTAAATGAAGAAGAAAAGTTTGAATTGTTCTACGCAAAAGAAGCAGATGAAATGCGTTTCGTAACAGAGTTTAAATATGCTGTGAACGTGGCATTTCCTGATGAAGTAGTTTACTTCAAATTAGTATAATAGATTATAAACATTGGGGGAGTGGTTTCATTATAGTTTGGAACTGCTCTCCCTTAAAATAAAATACAATGAGTTGTCAACTTACACAAGGATATAGTTTTGATTGCCGCAACAACGTGGGCGGGATAAAAAAAGTTTATATAGCAAGTAGAGATGACATTGATGACATTACTATTGCAAGCGGTGTTGTTAGTGCTGTTTCATTTGCGCAAAATCAATTTTATACTTATGACCTAACAAGAGAGAGTTCAAACTTTTCAGAAACAGTTAACACGAATGTTCAGAACGGAACTACTTTCTTTGCTCAATCACTTGAAATTGTTTTAAATAAATTACAAGTCAATACCCGAAATGAAATTATTTTATTGGGTCAAAATAGATTGTGCATTGTTGTTGAAGATAACAACGGAAAATATTGGATGTTAGGTTTTAAAAACGGAATTGATTTGACTGGTGGTGGTTCAGCATCTGGAACCGCTTATGGAGACCGCAACGGATATACTTTGACATTTACAGGAAGCGAGAATGAACTTGCCCCCGAAGTAAACGCAAGCGTGCTTCTTCCATAAATATTTTTTTGAGGTTTGTTTCATACTAAATTGTGATTACTAATTTTTAACCCTGCTTTTTCAAGCGGGGTTTTTTCTTTATACAACATTCACTTTTTTTATATTTATTAATATGATAAAAATAGATAAAGGACAGACTGGTTTTTTTGATATTGCATTATCAGACAAGATAGAAAGTTTTGTTTCTAATGATTATGAATTTACTTTTGAGAATGAAGTAACAAGTGAAATAATAACAACAACGCTAACAGATACATCAATTTACTTTGATAGATTTAGTAGGTTTTTTTATACTGATAATTTATTTATTAACTCTAATACTGGTTTTTATAGATATACAATACAACAGAATGGAAATTTTATTGCGAGTGGTAGAATGTTTTTATTTATTGCTCCACAAAATATTGTAACTTATGATGGTTATGATGGTTCTGTTTCTGTTTATGATAAATAATTTTTTATGAACATACAATTTTTAAAGTTTGACCAAGTTCCTTTGCCTATTTTCAAAGAAATGAAAGGCAAAGACTGGGTTTATTACGGAGAGAAAAATGATTATCCTGAATATTTATTACGCTTGTATAATAATTCAGCGAAGCATAACGCATTAATTACTGGTAAGGTTGATTATATCTGTGGTAATGGTTGGACAGTAAAGAGCCAAGATGAATTAGAGAAAGCAAAAGTTTATGAATCAATAAACTCTATAAATAAAAGTCAAGAGAGTTTAAATGAAATTTCATTTAAGATAGCAACAGACCTTTGTTTATTTGGCGGTTATTATTTACAAGTTATATGGACACAAGCAACTGGTGAACCTGCTGAAATTTATCATATTGATTATTCAAAAGTCAGAACGAATTGTGATAATAGTTTATTTTATGTTTCAGATGAATGGATAAAAAACGGAAGTGTAAACTCAAGACCTGAATACGAAACATACCCAGCGTTTGACCCTAATAAAAGAACAGGAACACAGATACTTTATTTCAAAGAATACAGAGCAGGATTAAATACATATTCACTACCTGATTATAGAGGTGGAATAAATTATATTGAACTTGATATTTGCATAAGTGAATACCATTTGAATAGTATTAATAATGGAATGTTCACTTCTAAAATGATAAACTTTAATGATGGCAAAGTAAGTGAAGAAGAAGAAGGGAGAATTGAAAAATTGTTACAATCTAAATTTACTGGAAGCAAAAACGCTGGTAAATTTATTTTATCATTTAATGAGAATACAACATCAGCACCAACAATATTAGATTTAAGCGGAACAGAATTAGATAAACATTTTGATCTGTTAAATAAATCAGTTCAGCAAGAGGTTTTTACATCTCACAAAGTGACGAGCGGAATGTTGTTCGGTATAAAAACAGAAGGACAATTAGGTGGAAGAAATGAATTGCGTGAAGCAAGTGAGTTATTTCAAAATACTTATATTTCAGTTAAGCAAAAAGAGATTGAGAATATTATTAATTATATTTATTCGTTTACTGATACAACTGCAAAACTTGAATTAAATAAACACGAACCAATTGCTTTTGAGTTTAGTGAATTAATTATTAGTCAGAACATGACACAAGAAGAGATTAGAGAAAAATTATCTTTACCTCCTATTGAAAAGAAAGAAGCAGCGGGTTCACAGGATATTATTAACGCTCTTAATTCTCTTTCTCCTTTGATTGCTACAAAAGTTGTTGAGAGTATGGATATAAATGAATTAAGACAACTTATAGGTCTACAACCAAAGGTTGATATAAAAACTCCAGAAGAAGTTTCACAAACTCCACAAGAGCCAACAGAAATGAGTTGCTGTGAACATACTGATAAAAATAATTTTAATAAGAATATAAATGATAGTGATGTAATAAATTTATTTAAAGGCAAAGGAATTAAGAAAGAAAATTATTTTGTTTTGCACTCACAAAAAATTTCAATGAGTGATGAAACATTACATCACAAGTTTGCTGAATATAATTTATCTAATCTTCAAAAGATAATTATTGAAGTCATTAAAGAAAATCCAACAGCAACAGCAACAGAAATTTCAGAGAGAGCAAATGTTTCAATAGAAGTTGTTGATGATAATATTAAAGCATTAAAAGAAAGCGGTGCTATTTCCGAAAAGGAAACAACTAAAAGAGGCGAAAAAAAAACAGAAAGAAAATTATCACCTGATTTAAAAAATCAAATTGAAAATATAAAACCAGTTCGCCAATATAAAACTCTTTATTCTTATGAAGAAAGGAAAGGAGTTCCAAAACCATTAACGCAAAGCAGACC